TCCGATTCAGTATTCTGCGGCGGTATCTTGCCTCCTTCTCCTTGGAACAATACCATTTCTTTATCGAATTTCTTGAGAAACTCGCTCGCCATAATCTGCTCGTTCTCTGTTAAAAATATTTCTGGATATGTATTATCGCAGGGAGCATCTAACATATCACACCAGCACTTTACTAAGTGCTGTTTCTTTGTAAGATAAGCCAAATGCCTATATGGTTCTGGGCTGACTACTATGGTCTTCTGACTGACAAAATAGTCCTCATATACAAACGCTGGCTGTCCTAAATGATGAGCCCGATATACGTTAGGGTTTCTTAAAAACACATCAGGACAACCGCACATCACTATAATCTTCTTATCAGGATACGTCTTTTTAAGATTACGTACTACTGCCGTCGCCATTATATTCTTGCCTACCCCGCCCTGCACTTCCAATAATATATTATCCGCTTCTTTTATACTGTCCATATCCGCTATCATTTTCTTGTCCCCCTTTTTACGACTTATGCTTTTCTTTTCTTAATTTACTTGGCAATAGAATTTCATCAACTATATGCTACCGCCAGATAAGTTACTTCGCCTGACGGGTCAAGGATACACTCTTGCCCCGATATTTCTGTCATAGAATACCATCTCTTATAATCACAAGTCGCTGGCGTGCCTAAATAAACCTTATACCAATAACAACACCACCGATAGCACAAAGTGCATTTTTTATAACATACCTCTTGGCAGGCGCTCACATAGACATTAATATCTGTCCTTGAGGTATACGTCCTCCAATAATAATCCGTGATAACCGTACCTCCGCCCTGATACCTTATGACTGGATATAATATCGCACCAGCACAACCACTTGCTACTGATGTAAATGCTACGGACGAAATAAGATTGCCTTGTGCATAGTTAGTTATCGAATTAACACTCCCCCCGCCTCCGCCTCCATACTGTCCGCATATAGAGCCTCCCGCCGCACCTATGCCTGACGAATAGACCGAAACATTTCCGTACATACTATAATAAAGGTCTGCTCTGCATACTGGATATGAAAAACTGAACGCCACTCCATCCGTCCACATCTGATTATAATAACTCATAGTATTGCCGCATATACTCTGCCCCGTTGCTCCTGCCGTATGTACTATATTGATGGCTTGATATAGCATACAGGACAGATAATAGGAACAATCTGTCTGATACTGATAACAGCATAGGCAACACGACCATCCTTTGGCGTCTACTCCTGAATTGATATAGCTGGTTGATAATGCGTCAATCCTAACCTCATATGTCCCTGAATCGCCGAAGTTCACGGTCTGACAGAATCTATGCGTCGTCTTTACATCAATCTCGTCAACGTGCGGGTGGTCATAAACATAAGCACAGCTACACCATACTCCGCACCCCGTCTTTCTATACTTGACCTCAAAACAAACCCTGCCATAATAATAATTTGACGGGGCGTGGTCATTGCACCAAACTTGAAAGTTCTCTTTGACTAATATTTCGCAAGTACAAGCCCCTGTACAGCACGTTGTTGCAAATGGAATATCATATACACACTCTGGTCTTGTGCCTCCTGACAAAGCTAACTTTGCGTGTACGTCAAACTTCCATCCGAAATCTCCGCCGCCATTGTTATACTGCCGTACGCTGTCCGCATATACGCACCACTCCTGGCAGGAAGCCGAGAACGCTGCGTCATACGAAGTCAATTTCTTTAGACCTACTATTATATGAGGCGTTTCATACCATTGGCATAATGTTACCTCCGACCCTGCTATGGCTATCCCGCTCTGTATTCTTTTAACGCTTGGTATGTCGCCGTATGGCGTATGGTATTTTATCTGACCAGAATCAAAGAACGAATAGAAACACGGGTTCGTAGGGTTTATTAAACACAATTCTCCCTGTGTCAGTTTGACCACTAAATTGCCATCACAATTATAAGAGTATAGACCTGTCTGGTCTAACTCTGTCCTATAATCTGCCTCCGAAGTCCTTATCCTTACACCGACTATCTCCCCTGCTATAACCGCTAATTTCTCTGCCGTTATAGAGTTAGCCGCTATATGCTCTGCCTGGATAGCATTGACGGCGATATGCTCTGCCAATATCGAACCTACTGAAATATGCCTGGCTTTAATAACATCTTCGCCTATATCCCCTGCATTGATATTGATACGATAAGACGTTACTACGTTAGACCAAGCCCCTCCGCTAAACCTGTCTATTGCTCTCACTCTAAAATAAGTCGGGTTATGAGGTACTTCGGCTACTACCGACACTCCTTTGACCTTTGCCACTAATTGCTCATCCCCGCTCACCTCTCCGTTCCAAGAGTTCTGCGAATTTCTCCATACCTCATAATGCTGAATATCCAGGTCGTCAACCTCGTCCCAACTCAAAAACGTCTTTTGAAATAGGTCTGACGTCTTTAATGTCGTCGCCCCAGGCGCACTATTTTCGGGGACTATAACTGTCGAGGATGACGAATATACTCCTGCCGTATTAAAAGCCCTGATATAGAACGGGATACCGCTTCTTGCTTCTGGTCTTAAATGAGTATATCTACTCGCACTTCCTCTCCATAGCAAGCCGTCATTATTCGCGCCCCAATCTATATCTGTATATCTGATTTCATATCCAGCAATATCTTCATCTGTATTTTTCTGCCAAGTGAATACTATCTCATCCGTAAATTCGTATTCAAACCCCAACACATTAGAAGGCGCACCTGTCCAACCTTGTAATGTTATATTCTGCCGTGGACTTGTAGAGGGCAGATTCTTGTCTCCATCCTCTGTCACAGATACGACCGATACCCAATATAGCTGATTTATCTTTAACGTATCGGGTATCAAGTAATATCCTTTCTCTACTATGCCAACCCTATCCCACGACTTACCATCATTATCGGATAGATATATCTCGAATCTTGTTGCCTGTTTAACCCATTTAGCCGTAGTTATGGGAGTCTGAAAAGACACTTCTATCTGTGATATAATAGCCCCCTGTGCGCTCCTTGAGGTCTTTTCTTTTAATATCAAGTTCGTTACATCAGGGATATCCAAAGACAGATGTATATAATTATCTTCGGGCATAATGATAGCTGTCGGGTCATATACTTGTGCATTATATTCAATCGCCTGTATCTCTACCTTGCCGTCATATCCCTTTCTTACATTTAATGCCCTGTATTGCTGGATAGAAACATCTACCTCTCCGAACGCCCATAGGTCATAATCCGATGGCGTAAACGAGAACGGCTCTGATACGCTTAACTCTGTATGCAACCCTGCGAAATTAGTAACGGTCTTTGTTTCTATCAGGTCGTTCTGTCCGTTTTTAATCATCAATTCGTATGTCTTGTTCGGCTCTATAACGACCTCTTTATCGAGCTTGATTACCATATCCGTTGACCCGCTCTTTATCCTCCCGCCCTCGCCCCACGCTGGCATTTCGTGCTGAAACTCGAATACATCATTTGGCTGGACAAGGACTGCGTCAACATACGCCGAAAAACTTATCGTAACTTTATTGAGCTTGAGTTTATTCAACTGTATCTTTGCCTCACGGATAGCCTGAGCCGTGCTTGTGCATCCTATTAACTGCAAGGTACTCTGGCGTATGGGTTCTCCTTGTTTAATGGAGTCCTCGTCTCCGACCTCTATTGAATCTCTCGCCCAATCTTTGTCTTTATTGGCATAATCAACCGATATGACATTAGAGATTTTCGTTGTTAGATAATTCATACTAAAACTGTCTTTTACGATATTGCCTACCGTAAACATATATACAGGGTCACCCTGCTTCTCTACGGTCAATCGTACCGACCCGCTACTGGTATCAATTAATCCTCTAAACGACCTTAATATCATAGAGATAGACGTTTCGGCTGTCCAATCCGTATCGAGGACTATATCTAACGCAAACCTTTTTTCTTTTTTACTGTTCGCGCCGTCTATTCCTTCTTCGCAATATAACGCTGACTGCAAGAACGAATTATCGTTTAAGTGATAGCTTTTAATATAATCCCCAAGCCCGTATCTGTTATTCAATAACAAATCTCTCAAACACCATACAGGATTACCGCTCCACGCCTCTATATAAGTGCCATCCCAATGTAATACTGCGTCGTTCCAAAAAGTCTTAAACCTGCCTAACGCTGCGTCATAATAATAATCATCCCAATCTACCAACTCCGTACCTTCATCGTCATAGGTTACCTTTGGGATACGTACTTTCTTCCCCGTTACTACACAAGTAATATTAGGCAGTCTATTCTGCAAATTCTGAATAGCCAATAGCCTTAATCCTATAAGAGCCGTTGACGGGTACGCAAGATTTTCTGTCGTAATCTCATCGACCGACGCCAATGTTACGTCTCCGAATGTCCTGTAATCGTCTGCGTTATCCGATACCTTTGTTACTCTGATATCATATAATCCTACTGGTAAATATTCAGACTTAAAATATCTCTTAAATAACGACTGCGTCTTTCTATTGACCTCATATATGCCCATAAATTGATAGAACTGCTGGGCTCTTAATTTATATTCAACCCTAATCGATATATACCACGATAGGTCGTTCTGGTTATCATCCAATTGATATAATTTATCGACCAAAAATTCCAGCGCAAATCCTTCTGCTCCGTTGACTACTCCCTGGAACTCATACGGCTCGTTCTTTCTTAATACGTGGTCAACGGTCGAATAACTATGCAGGTCGCCAAACCCTTCAATCGGTATCTGTCCTGGAGTACCTGTCCTAACCGATACTTCCGCACTCTTGCCATAGGGGTCTAATGGATTATCTCCATAATAATCCGCTATCGGCTTCCTGTTAATCATTACATTGTTGACGCTATCTATCTCGCCCTCGCATAATGCCACCAGCATATTGAGGGTTTCATTCTCGCCTTCCTCTATATAAGCATTGATAAGATTACCCGCCATAAGATGACGACCATAAACAACAGGAATTACCAGCCCGACCTGTTGTTGCATCTCTGCCCCTGACCATTTATAGGTATTCGTCTTCTCAAGGTCAACATCACTGCCTTGAAGCGTAATAT